CGAACTAGTAAGTCTAAGCAGCAGACCAACTGCAAGTCCAGCTGATTTAACATATTGGCTAGACACAACTGCAACACGTTTTGGTATATTCAGTTGGAATGCAACTACTCAAGCATTTGATTTAAAAACACCAACTGTTATTACAAGCACTGATGATTTAAGTGGCGGTGTTCCAAAAGCCAGCATTGGTACAGTTGGAAGTTATGCAGTGGTAGGAACCAATGTTGCACTGCCAACTTACTATAAAAATAGAAGCAATGACTGGGTACTTGTAGGAAGTACTGCTTGGATGAACAGCATCCCTAGCGTAACTAGCAGTCAAACTAACCCAACGTTAACAGCCGCAGAATCAATTTCAATTAACGGCACTACAGTTACACTAACTGGAACAACAGTTACAACACTTGCATCTGATATCAATGGTCAAAGTATCACTGGTATTACAGCAGGCGTAACCAGTGGTAAGTTAGAAATTTTCATCGATAGCACTGCAGCAAGTGATGGCAGTACCACAGACGGTGCAATGATTATTGCAAACGACACTGGTACACCACTGACAGACTTAGGTATTACAGCAGGAACTTATTACCGTCCTGCGGTACAGCAAAGTGCACACACCAGCGTTCCACAATGGAAAAGCGGTGACAGTCAGTCAAGACCAAGTCAGAGTATTTGGGTTAAAACTACCTCAGTAAACAACGGTGCAAGTTTTGCAGTTAAGCGTTACAACAGTTTAACCAGCGCATGGCAACTACTAAGTGCTCCGCTTTATGAAAATGATCAGAGTGCAAATAAAACTTATGATGCAACAAACGGCGGTAGTGCAATTGCAGTAGGTACAGTTTATGTACAGTATGATGTAAGCGAAAACGACACAGTAACTTATAAAGTATTTGATAGACTAGCAACTGGTGCAACAACAGTAACAGGCACAGAAACTTCACCTACTGTAGTAATTGGTGAAAGTTTCAGCATTAGTTACAGCAGTCCAAACTCAACTGCAATGAGTAGTCCTACTACTATTACAATGAGCGGAACTACAGCAGCAACTATGGTAGAAGATATTCTTGCAGCAAACTTAACTTATGTAAGTGCACAAGTTCTAGCAACTGGTGCTGTTGCAATATCACACACAGGCGGCGGTGTACTAGAACTAGCAGAAGTTAGTGGTACTCCACTTGCTGATGCAGGTATTACTAGCTCAAACACTTATGCTCGTCCAGGTCCTAGCAGCGAAATTATTGTTAGTAACTGGGGTGTAACTACTATTTCAGTAAGCGCAACTGCACCTGGAACAGATCCAGCTAATGGTACAAAATGGTATTGGGGTGCAACAGGTGAAGCAGATATTATGATTCACGATGGTACAAACTGGAAAGGTTACAGAAACGTAACCAGTGATGCTAGAGGATTTAATCTAAGCAATACTGATCCAGCTGGTCCAATCTTTAGTGCTACAGAACCAACACAACAAAGTGACAAGTCTGCACTAGTATATGGCGACCTTTGGATTGATACCAGTGATTTAGAAAACTATCCAGCACTGTACAGATACGAATCAGTATCAAGTGTAGATCAATGGGTAGCAATTAATAACGCAGATCAAACTTCAGAAAATGGTATACTGTTTGCAGATGCACGTTTTATGGGCGATAGCACAACAGATGTTAATAACGGAACTATACCAACTATTGCATCGCTACTAACTAACGATTATCTAGATCTAGATGCACCAAGTGCAACACTATATCCAAGAGGCATGCTACTTCTCAACACCAGACGCAGTAGTTTTAACGTTAAAGAATTCCGCAGCGATTACTTTAACCTAACAAACTTTGCAGGTCAAACACTACCTACAGAAAAGAATACTTGGGTAAGTGTAAGCGGTAGCAGAGAAAACGGTCATGCAAACTTTGGACGTCAATCTCAGCGTTATGTTATTGCTGCATCAATGAAAGCAGCAATTGATGCTAACACTGATATACGTGAAGAACAGCGTGCATTTAACTTGATTGCTGCACCTGGATATCCAGAGTTGATTCCAAACATGGTACAACTAAACAACGACAGAAAGCAAACAGCATTTGTTGTTGGCGATAGCCCAATGCGTATTGCTAGCGAAGGTACTGCACTAACTAACTGGTTATCTAACGCTAACTTAGAAGGTGTTGACGGCGAAGAAGCACTAGTTACTAACGATCCATATGTTGGTGTTTGGTATCCTTCAGTACTTGGAACAGATCTAAACGGTAACAGTGTTGTTATGCCAAGTAGTTATGCAGTAATGCGTATGATGATCCGCAGCGATCAAGTTGGTTATCCTTGGTTTGCACCAGCTGGTGTAAGAAGAGGAACCATCGACAATGCTAGCAGATTAGGTTACATTAATGCTAACGGTGAGTTTGTAGCAATTGGTGTACGCCAAGGTGTAAGAGATACACTTTATGAAAATCGTGTAAATCCAATTATACAAACACCACAAACAGGTATTGTAGCATATGGTCAAAAGACTAGAGCAACTTCACCGAGTGCACTAGACAGAATCAATGTTACAAGACTTACAGCATACATTAGAAATCAATTGGATCTAATTACAAGACAGTTCTTGTTTGAACCAAATGATAAAATTACACGTGATGAAGCACAAAGTACTGTTGAGAATTTCTTAAACGACTTGGTAGCAAAACGTGCACTGTATGATTATCTAGTGGTATGTGACGATTCAAATAATACATCAGATCGTATTGATAGAAACGAACTTTACATTGATGTTGCAATTGAACCAGTTAAGGCAGTAGAGTTTATCTACATTCCAATTAGAATTCAAAACACTGGAGAAATTGCTTCTTCATAAGATTTTAAGTTAAAACCTCCTTGAAAATAGGAGGTTTTTTCTTGACTTTTTTACCGAAGTGCTTGATCTGGTAAAAAATTACTCTCGAGAAATAGATAAATATTACTATAAAGACTTAGGAGATTTTTAAATGGCAGTCGCAAGCTTAACAAGATTTACGGTTCCTGTAGCAACAGATCAAAGTGCAAGTGCACAGGGACTATTGATGCCAAAACTACAATACCGTTTCCGTGTATTGTTTGAAAACTTTGGCGTAAGTAAACCAACAACTGAACTAACCAAGCAGGTTATGGATATTACAAGACCAACTGTTGATTTTGATGATATTACACTTGATGTATACAACAGTAAAGTAAGAATGGCAGGACGTCACACTTGGCAAGATGTTACTGTTAACTTACGTGACGATGCAGCAGGTAACGTAAGTAGACTAGTTGGCGAGCAACTACAAAGACAGTTTAACTTCTTTGAACAGTCAAGTGCAGCAAGCGGCATTGACTACAAGTTTAAAACATCATATGAAGTTCTAGACGGTGGTAACGGAACTAACGAACCAGCAGTACTTGAGACTTGGGAACTATATGGTTGCTTTATCCAAAACGTAAACTATAACACATTAGCATACAATACCAGTGATCCGGTAACTATTACTATGACACTGAGATTTGACAATGCTCTACAGAAACCAGATGATAGTGGTGTAGGCTCAACTGTAACTAGAACACAAGGTGTCAACTCAACTGGTACTTAATATATAAGAGAGATCGATGGCTAATCTTAATAGTCCAAACGAACTAGGCTTTGCTCTCCGCGACTACCATCATGCAGCAAAGACCTTTACACAAGAACCCGGTTATACAAAAACACCGTATACCGGGTTCAATTTTCACGTTAATATTTCATTCAACAATCTTCTTGGCAAGCTGAGAGGTATTGAAACCAAAGATATTAGTGTGCTAGTAAGAGCAGCCGATCTACCAGAAACACAATTTGAAACTGAAACTCTAAATCAATATAACAGAAAACGTATTATTAACAAAAGAGTAATTTATCAACCTGTTAAAATTGAGTTTCATGACGATATTGCTAATAATATTAGAAATATGTGGATTGCATACAATCAACATTACAATGCGGACAGCAAGTATACACTAAACAGTACCTGGAATATCGATGATGTTTATGCAAATTATAGTCTTAATAGAAAATATGGTTTAGATAACGGAAATAGTCTCCCGTTTATTAATAAACTTGAAATATTCAGCATGGGAAATAACGAATATAGCAAAATGCTATTAGTTAATCCTGTTATTAACAGTGCAGCATTTGATGATCACGATTACAGTGAAGGCGCTAAAACTATGTCTCTAACTCTTACTGTTGAATACGAGAATATAATTTACAGTGCTGGTACTACAGACCAAATAGCAAATTTTGGTAGTAATAATCCAGAAAACTATGATCAAAACATAAGCGATATGCAACCAACTGATCTTGCAAACAGCGTATCTGATCAAGCAGTTGAACCTAGAACTAAAACTAAACAACAAGTACAAGCAGAACAAGTTGACACTACCAGTGGCAATGTCAAAAAAAGCAATACAAGAGATAAGAGTCAACTTTCTCAACTGCAGTATAATCGCATCAAAGAACAACTTGTACAGTCACAACAGAGTGCTTCGTTTTATTTGTTTCCTGATTCAGAATCTCGCAGCCAAGGCGAAAATGGTATATTAGAAAATTATCTAGTAGACGGTGTTCCGTTGTTTAACAGTACAGTAATTTCCAGAAGAGAAGTGTCAAGCAACGGTACTAGTATTAGTACTTCGTCAGTGGTTAATAGAAACGAAACTGAAATTGAAGTACAATATGTTAGTAACACAAATCCAAACACTGTAGCATCTGAAAATCAGTTACAGCCAGAAATAGTTATTAATCCAATTATTCCAGATAACTTAACTGCAGCCGAAAGAGCACTGTTTATCAAAAGTTATCCTCCGTTGCCAAGTACTGATAGACGAACATCACAAGCACCGTATGTGTAAAGGATAAACAATGACATCAAATCTTCCAGAAAAACAAACAGAAAACAGCAGTCAACAAGCATATTTTGATCGTTTTTATCAAACACAAGCAAGTGTGAGTGGACAACAATATGATGCTGTTTATACTTTTTTCTTGTCAAGAACAAACAATAACAAAGATGCTGCAAGAAGTTTAACAGCTAGTT